TTGTTATTCTAACTCCTCACTTCTAACTTCTGACTTCTTCCACGCCGAGGTGATTACACTTCTTGCATTGGACGTACTGAAGTGTGAGTTCCCCTTTTTGATAGGGGGCACCGATTTTGACACAGGGCGTGTGTTGGCAATTCGGACAAACATAGCCCGTCTTTTTCGCCTTGCCTGGCTTGCTTTGCGCCGGGGTGTCCGCATCGGGCGGGGTGTCCGTTTGGGTGGTTTCCAGAGTCGACTCTTCCGTCGTCTGCTCATGGGTTTCTTCTGTTTTCTTCTTCGACATAGTAAAGTCCTCCAAAGGGTTAGGGGTTAACGGAAATATAGGTTGAATTGTTTTTTGACATGCGATGGCATTTTTGCAATGATTGCACGTACAGTCGGTCTCACAAATGGTCGCGCCTTATATTTCGCACGAACTTTAACTTTTTTCCTGGTAACGATATTGTCATAATAGTCTTTGATATCTTTCTGCTCTTTCGCCGAGCGTTGCTCCATCGGCTTGTATCCGTGCCAAGGCTTATATCCGACGTTACCCATCGCCTTCTGACGTGCTGTTTCACGTCCAAAAGCATCTGGATTTCTGCGATACTGTCGGTTATCCACTTTTCCTGTTTTTCGCCATACTTCGATGTACTGGCTACCGCCTTTTTCGAGCATCTGCATCACTTGATCGCCTCGTATGCCCGGTCTGGCATAAACGGTGGCTACGGTCCGCCCACGTGCATCTTGTTTGGTATCATAAAAAACCTGTTTTTTGATTGTGTTGTTCGTTCTGTTTTGCCAGTATTTCGGTGGGTTTCCCGGATAGGATGCTTTTCGCTTTGCATCCTCATTTTTACCCGATGCTCCTTTTTTAAGACGATTCATTATCGCCTTTCGACAATACGCTGCAATGTGTTCTATCGATTTAAATTTTGCTTTCGATAGTTTCTTTTCAATCTTTTCAAAATCGATTCTGTTTCTATATCGAATGGCAAAAAAACCGCCTTTTGTTGTTAAACTTTTGTAGGCATTTTTAATTCTACGTTTCAGCGTTTTATAGTTCCGCTTCAGCGTTTTGTTTGCTGTTTTATACGCCCGTTTCAGCGTTTTATTTGCCGCTTTTTTTGCCCGCTTAAAACTTCGTTTTGTTGTTTTAATCCTCTTTTTCAGGTTTCGCGTCAACTTTTTATATCTTTTTTGCATCGTTCCCATATTACACCTCCGGTTGTGCAAACACTTCTGCATAGACTCGCACGACGCTAAAAAAGCAGTTTAGGTTGTGGAGTACGTCGAGGTCGATCAGCAGGACATGCTCCGGCTGGTCGAACGTTACCTTCAAGCCGCCCGCGTTCTTGACGTTCTTCTTCAAGAAGAGGGCATAGATTTCTTCGGAAAAGGCGATTAATGCGTCAACCTCGGCGTTAAACGCTTCCGGTTCATCGTTGCGATGGCGCAGTTTCGCATTGATGCAGAGGTCGATTTCCAGTTCGTGTTTCTGCATTCCGCCTTGGGTATAGTTTTCTGCGTCCCGACCGAACGGCACGGCGACCAGTACGGTCCTTCCGATTTCGTCCAGTTCTGCCGGGTCTAGCATCGGCATGTACGAACGTCTGCACTCCGCCTCGGGAACGATGTCCTGCAAGTGTTCGACGATCAGTTTCGTTGTTGCTACTGCGATGCTCATGGTGTCTCCTCTTGAATTTCGACGGCATCTTCCACTTCGACAGGAGCATGTGTATCGTTGCCGTGATGGTAATAATGGTAATGGTTTACCGTACTGTTTCCGTCAAACGGGTAATACGTTACGGCGGTATAACAGAGTATTATTGTGCAAACAATTCTGCTCATCCCTGTTTTTCCCTTGTTAATAATTTTGTCAATCTTAACTTTGATAATTGATTTCATTATTTCCGCCATTGAAAAAGGGTTAGGGATTCCCTTGCCTTTTTCGTTTCGGAGTGTACAATGACCTCCAAAGCGGCAAGTAATCCGGTTCATTACTTCTCGTTGCCCTTGTATTGTTGCTTGCAATGCAAGGGCAAATTTCTCTCTCACGCTGCCAGTCTATTCCTCGTTGCCGGTGTAAAACTTCTCCGTTCCTCGACGGGTGCCTCGCTGCGGTAGATACAAAACGCATCCGCATAACGGCCGCTGCAATACTGCATCAGTTGATCGAATGTCATCCAACAGCCCGATTCCGGCGAATCATATAAGTCCGCTCCCTTGTATCGGTTTCCATGCGAATTCGTCCAGTGAAGATACAACGTACCATTCACCACCATATAACCGTCAAACAACGTCGCATGCATCCAGTTGCCGCCCAGCACCGCCACTCGCATACCGTTACCATCCGTTCGGCAGCCCGATACCCGAATGCTGTTACCTATCGGCACCACCAATCCCGCCCGAAGGCACAATACAATCTTCTCCGCCAACGCTTTACCACTGCCCGGCAAGCGGCATGCTCCGAATTGATGCAATGTCGCCACATCCGTCGCCGACTCAATCCTGCTGATGGTCTCCTTTGTCAACTGCGTACTATACGCACCGACATTCTGCACGGGATAATTGCCGAATTGATTACCGCCCATCATGACCTTGCTCATACTTTGACCGCCGGACATTGACCAGTTCTTTGTCCGCACCCACATCGCCAATGGATTGATGGGCACAAACTTGAATGCACCGAGCATCATCTGATACAGCACGGTAATCATGTGTCCTCCCGCCGCCGACCATCCCGCACAACTACCCAGTTGTCCCTGATTCGATTGCCAAAGCGGAATCTTCAGATGCTTGGCAATGACCCACCATAAGACAATCCAACCCGCCGCCCGGATTTTGTCCATTTCGTCGGCCTTCTCTTGCACGACGTGCTCAAAATCCCCCCACGATACAATCGCGGGCTGTCCGGCCGGATCATACTTGCCGCACATGGCATTAAACTCCGCGGCATCTTGCGGAACATCCTCTTCGGGGATGAGACCGTAGTTTTCATCGGGAACGAATCCGTAGTTGGTGTTGAGTCGTTTCATGTTATTTGATGGTTATTTGCTAAAGTAGTGATAATTAGTGATAATTAACCACTAAGTCTTTTACGTCCTGCAACCTCAATCCATTGATTCCAACCGTGGGTAGCCCCTTCTTTGCACCAATGCAATCCCGATGACATACCACAATTTTCACAACGCACTTGCCAAATGCTCCACTCCGTATTATCAGTCTCGTAGTTTTGGCAAAAATATATGATGCTTTTGGAATCACACCGCAAGCACGGGTATGGCTTTTCGTCCTTTGGGTATGGGTTATTAACGTCAAAAATATACCCGCAATGGCGGCATGTCCATTTTGGCGTGGTGTGTACGGTTTCACCTTTCGCTAATTTACATACCGTCATTGCTTTCCCGCATTTACCGCAACGGAAGGTAACTTCCGTCATGATAATTTGCATGTCGTCTTTCTTGCTGGATTTCCGCTTCATTGTCTCAATCCTTTTGCAATTTGCCGGAGGTTGTTTGCATAGACTACCGTGTCCGGCGAAGCGGCAGTCTGTAATATCTGGTCGATGGTGTCTCCCCAGAGTCTGCTTGTGGGCTGCTGGGCGATGGCGATTCGGATGTAGTCGTCAACGAGGAGTCGATGGGTTCGCTCTGCTCCATCTCCTCCCTGTTCTCCTCCATGTTCTCCTCCATCGCTTCCTCCATTGACCAATCGCTCGGCGGCGAGTTCAAGGGAGGCGGCGAGGGACTGACGCTCGGAAAAGGGACGGCGGCTCCTCCCAGAGCCGCTTGCTGTTCGAGGGTGGCTACCACTGGTGCTTGCTGTTCGAGTTTCGCCGATTGTTGGTTCGCAACCGGTTTTGCCTGTGTTGCAATATACACAAACTGTCCGCAGACAATCATGACGAGAATAATCGTAATGATGTGCGGCTTGCACCTGTCCCAAAACTGGCGAAACATTGACGGACGATTCCGTTCCGCCAACAGTTTGAGTAGTAACTCCTGCATTTCCGTGGTAGTCATGTCTTTTTTCAGTTCGGTAGTCATGATGGTTAGTTCTTGTTAAAAATCTTTCGTATAAAATTGATGACCGGTCGTTTCGGCGCGGGTGCCGGATCGACATTCGGTGGTTGTCCGTCCGTTTGTAACGACCTCAAGTACCGCAATGCGTTGAAAATGGTCGTCAGAATATACAGCACCGTCATCGGCGAACCGTACTCATCAGACCCCGCACTCATAGAGAGTGCTTGCACCTCATCCACTGAAGGTTCACGTCCTTGACGCGCCCAGTTGATTATATTGATGACCATGCTCCGATGATTCGTCAGCACATAACGGACCATCTGGGCAATTTGGTCATCCGCTTCAATCGGAGTCCATGTTGCATACTCTACAAGGACGAGCGAGAATCTGTCTAACAGGTCGATCAACTGTTTCGTACTTGCCTTGAATCCGCCGATGCGGTTCCATTCTGTTACGAAAGTATTCCAGTCGGACTGTATCCGCCGTGCCTTACGATAGTAACCGTAGTACGTCCACAAATTCGCAAAGGGTTGAAAAATGCTTTTGATGGTCATGATGTTTGTGTTGGGTTAATGTTGTGTATGTTCGATTGTTTTTTCAGGTTGAGGAAGTTTTTGATGTACCGCTCGTTTTTTGCTATACATCGGTCATTCTCTTCTTTAATCATACGGCTCACGTCTTTTCGCTCGTTCATTGACTGGTAGTATCCTATCTTTTCCCGGCATGCACGTAACTGATTCGGAATCAAAATGTCTTTGATCCAACAGTGAGCATGTTGGTTAATGAGTGTATCGGTCAATTCTGGAAAATGTTTGCGGAAGATAGAAACGGCTTGTGAAACGTCCAATGCTTTATCTGCAATATAAACACCCACTCCTTCCGAATCTAACTCTCGTGTATGATGGTTTTCATAAGCCGCATAGATCAACGGTTGATTCGCTTCCCGAATGACTAACATCACTTCAGCGGACATGTCATACTTGTTCGGATCGAGGATCATCAGCCCGATAGTTGCCCTTCGTATAGACTTGCGGGTCGACGAGTCTATACGTTCGATTTTGTCTCTGCGTTCATGTCCTATAGTCAAGTCATTAGTGCGAATTTCCAGATTGGAGCGGGTGACGGACACCAGTGATATTCTATGATGGGCAAAATACATGAACGCAATCACAGCGAGTGCGCCCAAGAACAACGCTCCGATGACAATCAATGCTATTATTTTTGGATCGAATCCTTCCATGCTTAAGCCCTCTTGTGTACTATCTATTCCATCATACCCTACATCAGCATTTCGGTAAGACGTTGTTTCCAATCATCTGCAAGATTCGGCACCATGGTGCATTGTCCGTTTGGATGGTCGAGGATTTCCTCTTGAAACCATTTTCCGTGATTTGCAAGGCATATCGGGCAAGGACGGCTTCCGTTTGCCATCCAATAATACCCATTGATGTTCGGATTGTCTTTTATCGCCTCAAAGAATGTCTGCTGATATGCGTGCTGTGCCATTGTCCGGGCGAGCCTCTGGGCGTTATAATCGACTTTCGTGGGATATATTCGCCTCCCATTTGCGTTTATCAGGTTCCATGGGTTTCGTTTGTCAGGATTGACCCATCGCTCTAAATCTTTTGAAATTTGATAGACCGATTTTTGCTGTGCCATTCCTCCGAGTACGATTTCCCGTATCTTTTGATGTGTTTGCTGATTGCTGCCCCAAATACTACTGGACAAAGACCATGATGGACGATGTGTTCTTTTTGCCCATCTGACTGTCGATTTTGCGGATTCCTTTGCGGATGCATTTGCAGCTTCCTTTGCCTCTGCACTTGCGGACGGTCTCGCCCTCGCTTTGCCTATCGCCCGTGTTGACGTAATTCTTGGAATACTCTCCTCCGTTCGATAGACGGCACCGGATACGATGTTTTGAATGACCCGGTCGGAAATTTGTGCCATCTGTTGCCGCAATAGGGGGACAGATAGTCCGGCGATGGAAAGCATGGTGACATTATTGTTGATCACAGTGTTCGATATACTGCGCATATTTTTCAAGATAGTGCGCTCTACATCTTGCATTACTTCGTCGCTTGCGGCATTGACCGTGTCTATCAGATCGTTTGCTTGCCGTCTTGCTGCGCTTTCACTGACATTTTGCAGCAATTCATAATACCGAACTTCCTCTTGTATCGTTTGTGCCAACGCAACGTACAATCCGTTGATTTCACGCTGTTGTTGAAAGACAATCGAATTGCGATGATTCAAGGCATCTGAAAATATGGTAGGGTCGGCAACCATTACTCATCCTCCACAATAACCTCCGGCAAGCGATTGAACGCAAAATCCTCAATAATTTGCCGTTCAAGTGCAATCTGTTCGAGTTCCTCATTTACCTGTTCGTCAGTAAGACCACGCCACTTTTGCATGTAGGCTTTTTTCGACATCGTTTTTGCCTCGACATTCTGTAAGTCAACCTGCATTTCGTCAATTTCGTCCTCCGGTAAAGGGTGATTTTGCACAACCTTGACTTCGTATTCTATTGGCGTGAGCGGTTCCGGTGCATATCTTGTAATGCAATTCGGATAGACGTAAGAGCCGTCAATAATGACTTCCATCAACCGGCGTATCTGTGGTGCCCAAACTTTCATTTTTTCCTTGCACCGCACAATGAGCGACCAGTAGATCGCCTTCAAACTCTTGCCCGATGTGATGGTGCCCCGCATCGTTTCAATCGAAACGTTCGGCATGTCAACCTGTTCGTAGGCAGAGGTTTTGATTCTGTCCAATGTTGTTTTCAATGCGTCGGAATAGTTCATACTGTTTTCCAATGTGCCGATCATCGCATGCCCGCGGTCTTGCCCCTGGTCTTCCGACAAATCCCAGTAGGCACCCGGTCGGTTCGGTAAATTCTTTGTCGAATTTTCATTCATATTGACGGTGTACCGGATGGGGTTCATGTTAAAACGCCCAGAATCAGTATCTGCATTGGAAAGTTTGGAATACAAACTCTCAAAATCCTCCAATAGTTCGATTTCGCTCTCGCCATCCCGGTCGCCGGTCAATCCGTCGTTCAGAAAAATCGCCACAGGAATCACCGACAGTGCCGTCAACTGTTTTTCAAGGATGGTCTCCTTCAACTGTCCCGAACCAGTATAAATCGCCTCCTCGACGAATACCCCGCCTTCTTCAAGCGTGTATTTCTTTTTGTAGATTTCTGTTTCTTCTGTCAGATGAGAATAGAAAATCGTCTTAAAATAGACGAATGTCATTATCTGGTTAAAATTGCAGAAATCTGTTTGATAGATGAACTGCGTCGAAGGAATGAACGACATCGTAACGCCGGTCTCTTCATTAAAATTCACAATCCCTGCCACCCGCTTGCCGATGAAACAATCCTTGGCGGCTTTGATGAGAATCTCTTCAAAATTGTTTTCGTCGAGGATTGCACGGACAAGATTGTTGATGCTCTGGATGGCTTCCTGGTCATGTTCCGTGAGTGTGCCGATATTCCCGCCCGGTTCGATCACAATATCCGGTGGCTCGGCAAAGAGGAATCGGGCTTGCTTGTTGATCAGAGTGGCGGCAATTTTATAATGCAATTCGGTGGGGATATATTTGCCCTCTGTGTTTTCCATATCAAAGGACGCACCCTCTTTGTAAATCTTGTAGTACCGCTGTATTTGCAGATTGTCCGCTAAAAAATCCGACGTGTTAACGAATCCTTCTGCCTCTATCAGAGTCAATGGAATCGTTGATACTTTTATTGTTTCGCTCATCGTTAATTTTTGGACGAATTAAATTTCCTTTCCTTTACGTCTCCAACACTGACCATGTCAAGGGCGTACCAAATTGCCGAAAAGGTGTGCGGGTCGATGTTAAACTGGTCATAGATTGCATTGCCCCGGCTGTCTTTTTTGTACGTCAAATCCTTCAATTCCCGGATGGTATTTTTGCAACTCGGGTGCACGATAATGCGATGGAACCGTTTGATTTTTCGGGTGTTCGATAAACGTGAACCGGCAAATTTATTACGGCATCCTCGAATCAAAAAGCCCTGTTGCCGATAGTAACTGATTGCCTTCGGGTCTTCGTTATCTGCGACTATCATTTTATTATACCCCTGTTTATTTAATGCGGAAATCTTGTTTTTCAACTCTTGCATTTCCGGTTGATTGCAAAACACGTCGTCCGTAACCCTGTTCATGTAAATCTCGTCATAGATGTACAAAATCTTGTTTTTGATATCAACACACATGGAAACAACAGCGTTGTAAGACTCTTCAAAACCGAAGTCGAAACCGAAATAGTGATTTTCGTCTCCGCACTGTCTTACACACTCGTCAAACTTCATGCGACCATTGGCGATTTCAAACTGTGGGAGTACCCGCGTTCCCGTCGCCCCGAACCGACCCCAGCGGGCAACCGTGTAAAGCGGGATGTCGTACTTTTTTATGTCATTGAGGGTTTTCAGGTATTCGTCGGTAACGAACGGATTATCGTCGGGTGTCGAATGGTGGTAGTATGTCCCCTCGACAATCATTTCCTTTTTGGCATACAGTTTTTCCTCGTCTAAAATCGTTGTTTCAGTGCCGGTGTCGTCTAGCCGGGTAAAAAAGTGATTGTAAATCCAGTTCTCTTTGCCGACCGGATTGCAAGAGAGAATAAAGTGCAATGAATGTTCCGGGTGCCGGACACGTCCGAGGATTTCCTTGTAGGCGGTGTATTTGACCTCCGCTACCTCTTCAATCCAAACAATGGAAACACCGTTGATCGACTTGATTTTTTCCGGCTTGTCCATTCCCTTGAAAATAATTTGACTGCCGTTCGGAAAAGTAAATGACAGTGGACTTTTCAGGGCAAGTACCCGCAGGGCGGCTCGCGGACTATGCTTTTTCGGCTTTCGGAATGCAGCAGAGTCGCTTGTGAGAAGCCCCATCGAATCGAGTATCTCGGCAATCAGGTTGTAGCAACTGTCGTGAATGGTATCGAATACTTCACGTATGACCAATGCCCTGCGTTTCTCTTGCAAGAGTTTCAGAATGATTTTGAAGGCGACTTGATAGGATTTACCGCTGCCGTATCCGCCGATGAGCAGGTATTGCTTGTAGTCCCAATCGAAAATGAAATTTTCAAATGCCGGGGCTACTTTTTTAACAATCCGATTCGTTGCCATCTTCTTCTATTTTTTTATCTGCACGAGTTATCGTTATGCTGAAAGACTGATCTTCCGGCACGGAAATACTGCTATCGACATTCTTTTGCCATTTTTCACGTTGTCGATTACAAAGCCAATGAATACACGCCGAAACATTGGGAGCGTGTTGTTTTACTAATGTTTCTTTTTGAATGTCTTGCCACTTTCCGTCTCGAAAGGTAGCAATTACTTTTATCTCTTTTGATGTCGCGCCGGTAGCGAGTTTCAATAATGCAGATTCTACTGCGTAATCTATGACATCCTTGCCTTTTCGTATTGCATTTTCAATTTCGTTATTTTTTTTCCGATAGTTTTTCAGGGTAGTGGGCGATATTCCCATCTTGCCGGCAATATCTTCGCAAGTATAGCCGTCCCGAGACCAGCATGCAATTAAATCTATCTGTTCCGGTTTGCTCCAATACTGAAACAGAGCAATGCTGTTTCCAGAATCGTCTGCTGTTTTCTTTTTAGTGGACTTTATTGTCTTTTTTGTCATTGTTGACCTCCGTGAAAATACACGGTTATTGTGAGTGGCTGCCCCGCAAGACAATCGCCTTGTCGGGGCATTGGCACCAACCACTTATTAAAATTTGTTCAAGTATGCCGAAAGCAATGTTTGGTCTGCAAAGTTTGTAAATGCGTTCGTAGTCGATATTTCCAAAATGGCTGTGCTACTGCGTGGTATCCCATAAATTTTACCGTTTGGTGCAAGAACGCCGCCAGACCACTTTTCCGTTCCTGTCCCCAGACTGCCGAACGTTGAAGCTGTTCTTGCAACAGGGTCAATTTCCAAAACGGCTGTGCTGTTGCATGGTATCCCATAAATTTTACCGTTTGGTGCAAGAACGCCGCCATACCACTTTTCCGTTCCTGTCCCCAGACTCCCGAACGTTGAAGCTGTTCTTGCAACAGGGTCAATTTCCAAAACGGCTGTGCTGTTGGATGTTATCCCATAAATTTTACCGTTTGGTGCAAGAACGCCGCCAGACCACTTGCTCATTCCGCTCAAATTTCCGAACGTTGAAGTTGTTCTTGCAACAGGGTCGATTTCCAAAACGGCTGTGCTGTCGCGTGGTATCCCATAAATTTTACCATTCGGAGCAAGAACGCCGCCAAACCACTTGCTCGTTCCGCTCAAATTTCCGAACGTTGAAGTTGTTCTTGCAACAGGGTCGATTTCCAAAATGGCAGTGCTGTCTTGTGGTATCCCATAAATTTTACCGTTCGGAGCAAGAACGCCGCCATACCACTTGTTCGTTCCGCTCAAATTTCCGAACGTTGAAGCTGTTCTTGCAACAGGGTCGATTTCCACAACGGCTGTGCTACTGCGTGGTATCCCATAAATTTTACCGTTCGGAGCAAGAACGCCGCCAACCCATTTGTCCGTTCCGCTCAAATTTCCGAACGTTGAAGTTGTTCTTGCAACAGGGTCGATTTCCAAAACGGCTGTGCTACTGCGTGGTATCCCATAAATTTTACCGTTCGGAGCAAGAACGCCGCCAAACCATTTGTTCGTTCCTGTCCCCAGACTCCCGAACGTTGAAGTTGTTCGCCACTGTGCTGCTGTGTTTTGCGAAACAACTCCATGTATCCGTTGCAAGTGCCGAGGGTCGGTGAGTGAAAGTTTTCCAAACATCTGCACACCATTGACGTACCCGCCCATTTCCTGACCGTTCAGGTAAACACCGTATTCCGTGCCGTTCAATTTCAAACCCATTTTTCTAACTCCTTACAAAGGAAACAATGCCAAAAAACCGCTATTATCCGCCTCTGCATCTTCTTCTGTTTCAAACACGTTAAACGGAAGCGGCGGAAGCGTGTTCGTCATCGTAATCACACCCAGCACTCGTCCTTTTGTATCTACTGTCGGCGATACCGTGTTAAAAGCTCCACCATATTTCAACGTAGTTGCTGACGGTGTGTTGCTCGGATTGATAACATTCAAAGTCGGGTTGGGATATTCCCCTGTCAAATCACCACCAGCATTGCCAGAGGGCGATGTGGACTTTGAGCCGCTATCAACTATATTACCATCAGAACCCAATGCCGCTAAATTACCAATTTGTGAAGGAATCCGCTTATCCGCCTTGTCATTTAACTGTGCTCTTATTTCGGCATCCTGCGATTCCATGTCAGTCTGTATCGTCAAAATAGCCGTCTCCAATGCGTCTACTTTTGCAATAATCGCAGTAACGTCACCATCGACGATAATCTGCTCTAACTGATCAACCAAAACCTGTATCTGTTCTGTTGCATCGATTTTTCTTTGTCCAATCCATTCCAGAAAATCGTTATACGCAGCCGTTGCAAGATTTTGGAGCGAATCAATGTTCGGCACAAATTGGTTGTAATGATCATTAGCATTGCTACTCAACGTGTCGATTTCTGACTTGAATGCATTGAAATCAGAATTCGCCTGTGTGAGTTTGTTGGCAAGTGGTTCCGTGAAATTGGTTTCATAATCGACAGCCGCTTGTGCAATTTTATCCGCAAGCGGCATGAGAAAATTGTTTTGATAATCGACCGAAACATTCGCAATATAATTGTCGATAAAACCTTCCAATCTATTGCCATATGTCGTCGTGTCTAACTGGTCAATGACTCCGTGAACGAGACCGCACTGATTCGCATCGAATCGTGTATCAATGATATTAACCGCTGTAATTTCTGTTGCATTGGCTGCGACATTTATATTGCACAACCTCAATTCCCATGTCGAATTATTGCGTACCAAAGGAGTCGGCATTGGATTTGCTGACGGCATGCCTGTTACAAGTGCAAGGCTTACCGTTCTTGCAAACAAGTCTAATCGCAACACAACAGAATCTATTCTTGATGTTGCATCTGATTCAGCAAGTGTAAATGACAATGCAGAGTCGTTTTCGTACCAGTATCCGTTAATATATCCTTGACCGCTTTGTACGGCTACGCCGTAACTATCGTTCAGAATAACTTGAAGTGTGCCCATACTGCCGCCGAAAATCCCATTGCCGATAAAACTTGCGAAATACTTCGCAAAACTATCCGCAAGATAGACCCGGTCAAAACTGCCGTCTAGTAGTTTTTCCGAATTGAAAAAGCCGCTTGTTTCTGCCATGTTATTCTCCTAAATGACTCGGTTGAGTCGCTGTTCGACTGTTGCACCCATTACACCTACTTCTATATCAACATTATACCCTGACGAATCGATGGTCTCCGTTGCACCAGAAACTACGCCAGTATAAACCAAACCTAGCCGGGTATCATTCACGGAAACTGTATCTCCGAGTTTATAATCGACATTATACCGTGTTTCTACATCACCCTTTGCTTTTATGGTGAAGGCGTATCCAGCGTGTCCGCCTTCAACATGTGTAACCGTGCGATTGACAACTGCCGGACTGCTCCCATACGGGTTATGAGGCATCAGATTCCCCATAAATCCTTCATACTCATTCTGTGAATACAATGTAATTGTGCGTTGATTTGCGAAACCTCCTGGAGTCCATGTAAATCCCCCCATGTTCTGTACGGGACCTTGTAGGAAAATTTGGGTAGTGATATCGCTTTTAATCCAACTTCCTGAATAAAAGATTCTATCCCATTGCGTTTCTAAATTATTTTCATTTCCCCAAACAATACGCGGGAATATACCGGAAGAAGTTGATAACACATCTGTTGCATAGGGAAGCCTCACTGATACCCATCCATTGAAACTAAATTCAGCCAACTCCAAGAATGTATTGACTCTATTGACAATAGGTCTTTCAGCACCTGTAATTATAGTTCCCCATACTTTCGCTTCATGTGTAGTGTCCTCAACAATTTCGGTAAAACCGCCGAGATTATCCTCATAAGTACTGCTTTCTAACAAATCACGTGAGTTTATGGTTGCAACAGGTGTCCCTGCTTTGTACGTTCTATATTCTTCGGCATTCAAGCCATTATAAACATATCTAAAAAACTCATTATTATTCTTTGCAATTCTGGCAACTTCATCTGTTTGCTGTCTCGGTCGCCCACCCATCTTATACCAAAAATTATTTTGTCTATCGCACTGTTTTTCAATTTTTTCAATTTGCATGACTGTATCTCCCGGACTTAAACGAATAAAACCTCCCAACATGGGCAAAAAATCATTCAGTCCGAACATCGGTGTTACCAACTCGAAATTTCCATTATTATTGGTTTTATTTGCCCACGATAAACTTTTTATGTACGGAACTTCCACGGAAGAATTTACATCCAGATTGCTTTGATAAAAAATTGTCGGAACAATGTACCTTGCCATTATGTTTGTACCTCAAATAAATCCTCTTGTCTAATCGTAACATTTACATCTAACTGTCCACTTGTGTCCACTCCATAATGAATTCCAAACACTACCTTGTCATCATCATTATTAAAGGCGAGTGGAAAAGAAAACATCGGTGTCTCGTCAGAAATTATCTTCTGATAGAAATGAAAAAAGTTAACACCATTCAAAATACGAAACCAACTACTGCCTGAAAATACATTTTCTGTAATATCAATTCCATCTGCCGTTACAGTGTTAAAACCTTCACGGGTGTCTATCACAATAGTTGTATTTGGTTCAAAAGTACCGTCAAGGCTAAATGTCTGGACTGTTGCACCGTTTTGAAGCGTTATCACTAAATCGGATAATGTACCTGACGATTGCACTGTGATGATTGTACCGGACGACGCACCTTCATAATTTAATATGACAGAATTTTGACCATAATGAATTCCAAACACCACCTTGTCATCATCCTTATTAAAGGCAAGTGGAAAAGAAAACATCGGTGTCTTATATGTATTATCCACCGAAAGTACCGATCTGTTTTTCCACATCGGGTCGATGCTAACTCCCGTGATGTGAAACTTTCGCCAGAATTCGTTATTGTCCTGTTCTGTGATTGCCCATTTGACTTCTGCGGTCGGTAAAAATGTTAGATGGTAGTGGTTGTAGATAATATCCGTTTCCGATTGCACCATCAAGAAGTTTTCCAACGCCCGGCTTTTTGTTTCAATGTCCGCCTCGGTCTTTCCAATAACAAATCCGATAATCGAAACCGGTCTCGGCTCCCAATTGGAGTAGAGCATCCGCTCGCTGTCATCGGTAGGAAAATAGTAAATTGGATTGATATTGACTCTTGCCGTTCCCCAGTCAACGGACTCCAACACGTAATCATCCTCTCGATGTCCGAGAGCAATGACCTTGCCAGTGCTGTTCTGTAATTGTAAGTCCGTAACTGTCATTGTTTCTGCCCGCTCCCTCCGGTCGGCTATTGCCGATACAATCCTGTAATCTTGAAGTGGCAAAATGATTCATTGTTATCCTGGATCGTCGTGCCGTACCTGATGGACTCCGTTGCAATGAATTGAAGTGTTTTACCTTCATAAACCATTGTATATTGCCTGTTGGGTACTATGAAATGATTGAGACGTCTTTTGCGCCGATACAGCGACTCCGGGGCACGGTCATCCCGAATTGCCCATCCGGTTATTTCGACCACCGACAGCCGTTTGTACCAAATATCCCGTTCCAGACCGACGAGATCGATCGTGTTTATCAAAGAATACTGCGTATCCCGATTTCCGATATTGACAGTGTCCAAAACGTAGTCATTTGTTTTCGTCCTGTCAATTTCTAACGTCGTCGTCAATCCTGTGATTTTGACATTTTCAATCATTGTTAAAATCCAAACGCTAAATTGCGCTGTAACTGCTCGAATTCCCTCCGGGCAACGGCTTCGCTGATAGGTTCTGGGCTCTGAAAAATGTACGTGTTTCCTCCGCTTCCACCCACATTTTCACTTCCCAAACTTCCACCACCATCGTCAAATCGTTGCCCTCTTCCTCCACGACCGCTTGGTGCAAAATTATAGGCAAGTTCTACGTCGTTCGCAGCAAGTAAATGCATACCATCGTCGAGTATGGCTTGCATATCCCGTAGTGCTTTCGGCATTGCGCCCTCAAAGCCCTCGGCAATGCCTGCCGGAATCCAGCGACCGATGGAGTCGGCGAAAACTTTCGATGGGGAGCGTATGCCGAGAGCTCGCATCGCACTATCGACCATACCAGAAAAGAATCCACTGATCTTATTGTAAAACCAACTTGCGGCATTCTGTATTCCCTGCCAAACTCCCTCTACAATTCGCCGCCCGATGTCCATTGCTTGCTGCACGATGTTATTTCCAACTTCTATTACTTTGGTAACAACCTCTTGAATTTTTGTGAAAATCTGTTGCACACTTGATAAAAACCATTGCACAACACCAGAAAAGAAAGATTTTATTCCTTCCCAAATGTCAGTCCACGTCTCCGAAAGCCAAGTTCCGAGGGCGGACATCGAGTCCATGAACCACGCGGTAAATTCCCCCCAGAGAATACCGATGCCTTGACACACCTCTTTGATTTCGTCCCAAAAGAAGTAAATTGCCGCACCCAACGCTGCTATAACACCGATGACAATCCACACGGGGGCGGAGATACCGGCAAGAACAGCACCGACTGCAATCAGTGCCGTTTTGAATATCGCAAACGCACCCCCTGCAATTCCGATAAGAATACCTCCCAATGATGTAAATGCCGCCCCGACCGACGCACCAGTAACGCCGATGGTAGCAAGCGCACCGGCAACGGTTGTAAATGCTGTAATCAGTTTTTCAACGACCAAAAGTACCGGTCCCACCGATGCCGCCAATGCCGCAAGAGCAATAATCGTCGTCTGGATCGACGGGTCAAGTTTACCAAACCAAGTCAACAAATCTGTAAGTGCACCGAGAAATTGTTTGACAGGTCCTTCGACAATTTCGACAAACTGAATTCCCAATCGCTGTACCTCATTCCACACTTCTTTGAAAGATGTGCCAAGTCCCTCTGTCTGTTTCTCCATCATTCCCGCTGCTACACCCAGACCCTCAAATTCTTCCCCAGCATTCGATAAC